GGTATATGTACACCATAATAACATTTCATATGATACATCTACAAATTCTGGTACAGATGTAACATAAAATTCTTGTACAGGTTGTTCGCCTTGTAGTATGTTAAATCTATCGTATTGATTATTTTTTGTATATTTGCTTTTGAATAATAATGTATTGCCGTCTGGATTAATATTAACGTCTAATTTTTTCATATTATCTCGTTCAACAATACTATTTCGTTTTAACATAATTAATGGTGACATTAATTTACCTTTTACATCTCTCATATATCCATGCTTTTGTGCCATACTCCATTTTTCTGCATTTGCAAACATAGCAGGAACTGCAATAGGTTGCTGATCTTCTATTACTTGTGGTCTTATTACTTCACGGATATATGATAATATAGCATAATCAACATCATAAATAGAACATTTAGGAATTTTTATAGTATCATTATCACGACGTATTTGATTAGCACGATTAACTGTTGGGTCTAATCTTGTCGATGAATATGTTTTATTTAATTTTGGTTTTGCCATTTATTATAGATTTTTAGGTAGTTGGTATTCTTGGTTATCTCCACCAAACCGTACATCTACCAAATTCAATTTATTTCTTCTTGTTATATGAGCTTCTACTCGAATTGCAACATTATATCCAAACTCACCTCTATCGCCTACTGTAAATCCAATATCTGTAGATGGATTACGTCCTGTCCAATATTGACTTCCATGTACTGAATCAGCTTCGTAATATTCGTTATCATAATAAAGAATATCTCCTTCTTCAATCATAATATTTCTATCCTTAAGATAATCTCTTGAAAATGCAAATGTTCCAATCCTTGTACTATCAAGACCAAAATCTTCATTGACCATTGATTTTTCTTCTTTTAATATTAGGCCTGGTATTCTAACTGGATTATAATATTTTTTTGCATCAGATTCTCCATATATATTTTCACGAGAAGCTTCTAATACAAGTTTATAGTGTTCAATTTCTGTGTCAATAATGTTAACTATTAATTCATTATTAACTGATCTAATTAAACTTGCATCTCTTGCTGATCCGAATAACGCCATAATTACCCTACATATATTTTAAGTGGTATTTTTATAAATGTTTGTTGCAATGAATCTGCTTCAGCTTGTTTTCTTTCCAATTGTGCTTGCCTAGACATTGTATCAAGTGTTTCTTTAAGTTCTGTTATAAGACCTTCCTTTTCAGTCTGAGCGGCTGATATAAGGTCTGCTCCGTTTAATGTAACTTCCGCATTAGGTATTGGTAAACTAGAATATTTACCTCTTATATATCCTAACATTTCTTTTGACAATGCCAATGTATATTTTCTTATCCATTGTTTTCCAACATCATTTAT